GGCGGTGATCGCTCCTTCACCCTCTCAGAAGATGGCCTGACCATCAGCACCTCCACACCCTGCACCGAAGCCTTCTACACGCAGGCACAAGCAATGCTCACAGACCCGTCAATGCTCCATGCGGCAGTATCCGCTGACTACGCAACCCGCTGGCCTGACTTGGTTGCACCAACTCTTGAGGAGTGCGAAGCCTTTATTGGGGCGGTGCTGTGATTTACGGGATGCGTGTGTTGTTGGGGGTTGTCGTAGTGCTGATAACGTTATGGTTGCTTGAGGTGAATTAATATGAATATCGGCGGCGGAGTCAGTTATATTCCTTCAGCGGACGGTACGCTTAGCACTCACAATGCCTCGTCCGTAGCCCTGGCGCCCCTAGAGACCTGGTCGGGTGCGGGTGAGGACGTGTCGGCCTTCGGCTCAGTGGTGGTTGCTGTTAAAACAGACGCTGCAGGCACCTTGTATATTGAATTCAGCCCAGATAATGTCAACTGGGATTCTAGTTTGTCATTCGTTGCGGTTGCAAACGTAAACGAAGTGCACCGCCTGTCTGTCACCCGGCGTTACTTCAGGTGCCGGTTTACTAACTCCTCAGGCTCAGCGCAGACTTACTTCAGGCTGCAGTCCATTTTCGGGCAACAGCCGCCCCTGACAAGTGCGCTCAATTCTACTATTCAGTCTGATGCCGACAGTTTAGTCACTAGATCAGTTATATACGGAGAGCAGAGCAACGGTACGTTTGCCTCGGTCCCAGTATCAGCAGAAGGTCACTTGGAGGTGGAGGTTCACGGCCCCCGACTGCCATTTGGCTCGATCCATACTGAGTCACTGACGCCAATCTTCCAATCTGATGCGGTGTACGGCATCAACTCTGGTCAGGAAGATGTAAACTCCAGCGGGTCTGGTAGCGTTACTGGAACTGGCGGTCTGTTCACTTGTTCTACAGGCACGACGATCTACTCACAGGGTGTTCTGCAAGGTCGTAAACGCCTACGCTATCGCGCTGGGCAGGGCGTTATTGGTCGTTTTACGGCTGTTTACTCACCCACAGTCGCATCCTGCTACCAGCTTGCAGGTATCGGTCATGCGGAGGATGGTGTGTATTTCGGGTACGGTAACACCAGTGACCTTACAGACACACGCTTTGGTATCTTGTGGGTGCGCCGCGGTGTGCGAGAAGTGCGTACTCTGACGGTCACTACCGGAGCAACCAGCGCGTCGAACTGCACCATTACACTGAATACTTCCGGTGTTTTCACTGTTCCTTTGACTGCTGCAAGCAACATCCAGCGTACTGTGTGGGAGATTGCCACATACGCAAGCTACACAGGGTGGGATGCTTATGCAGTGGGTGCGACAGTGGTGTTCGTCAGGCAATCTTCTGGCGTGGCATCTGGCACGTACTCGTTCGCAGCAGGCACTACCGGAGCAGCAGCTACCATTGCACAAACAAGCGTGGGAGCAGCATCGACAGACACCTTCATTCCTCAAGACACATGGAATGGTGACAAACTGGATGGTACTGGAGCGTCGGGAGTGACTCTTGACCCAACCAAGGGTAACGTGTTCCAGATTGGTATTCAGTACCTGGGATTCGGCACAATCAGCTTTGATGTTGAGGTCACATCAGATGATGCGAATAACGCAGATTTCGTGACTGTTCACACAATCAAAAACCCGAATACCCTGACAAGCCCATCATTCGGAAACCCGTCTTTCCCGTTCACAATGGCGGTTTACAGCGCTGGATCGACCACCAATGTCAGTGTTGCTACTGCTTCGTTCGCAGGGTTTATCGAGGGAGTAAAAGCACTCCACGGCAACCGATTCACATACTTCCGACAGTTGACCACTGTTGGCGACACTAACTTTCAAGCGTTATTTACCATACGCAACACGCGGTACTACGGCGGCAGAACCAACCAATCGGTTATCAATCTGCTGTCAATCTCTGGAGCGTTGAAGCATGGTTTTCCATGTATTTTCTATTTGATTCGTAACGGTACACTGGCAGGCAATCCGAACTTCGTAGCACTAAGCACCAACTCATGTTCTGTGTGGGATCAGGCAGCTACCACGGTCACATACTCAACAGGAGATCAGTTGATTTGGACTGGTCACTTGGGTGATACCGGCGAGATTGACCACCACTTTGCAGCATCTGGAATGTTGGAGGAACTGGAACTGCAACCCGGAGAATGGGTAACCTTGGCAGCAAGGTCTGTATCTGGTTCCCCTGCATGGGTGACTGGTTCCATCAACACTCGAGAAGATCAATAACATGACACCTGAACTGCAAAAGTATTACGAACAGCGGTTCGATATGTTTACCCACCCAGCATGGAAAGACCTGCTGGTGGACATAGCGGAGATGCTGAACGCGACCAACACGTTATCCGGGGTAACTGTGGATAACTTGGGATTCAAGCAGGGTGAGGTGTCCATCATGCGGTGGATGCTCTCCCTGCAAGAAACAACTGAAAACGCCTATAAGGATTTGACCGATGAGAGTAATGCTTGATTTCCGTTGCAAGTCGTGCGCCCACGAGTGTGAGGCGTACGTCGATAGCCTGACTACAGCAACAGAGTGCCCTGAATGTGGTGGCACGATGGACAAGCAGATGAGTATGCCGACTGTGCGTTTGGAGGGTGTCAGCGGAGCCTTCCCAGGCGCTCATGCGAAGTGGGCCAGGATTCGTGAAGATAACGCACGAATTAAGGCTGCTAGAGCATAAAGAACTTGAAAGTTATGTCATTTGTGATATAAACCAAGTAGTGCTGTGGATAACTCCATTTGGAACCACAGTTTGTTTAAACCGACAACCCATTTGGGCCGGAGAAGTGTATGGCTGAAATTCAGGATTTTGATGACGAAGTAAGCGAGATCGAAGCTGTTGAGAAACAGCAAGAAGTAGCTCAACCAGCGCCAGTGGAATTGCCCGGAAAGTACCGTGGTAAGTCTGTTGAAGATGTAGTCAGGATGCACCAAGAGGCTGAGAAGCTGATTGAGCGTCAGGGCCGTGAAGTGGGAGAGGTACGCAAACTCGCAGATGAGTTAATCAAGTCACAACTGACACCGAAAGCCGAAGTAGAGAAGCCGAAAGAGGTAGATTTCTTTGAGAACCCTCAAGAGGCGATTCGTCAGCAAATAGAGAGTAACCCGCGTGTCATCGCAGCAGAGCAGTACGCAATGCAGATGAAAGCGGAACAGTCCAAGCAACGATTGGCACAGATGCACCCTGACATCCAAGAGATTGTCGCGGATGCAGGATTCAGAGACTGGGTGAACGCATCCAGAGTCCGAACCCAACTGTTCCAGCAAGCCGACAATTACGACCTGGATGCAGCCAACGAGTTGCTTTCGACTTACAAGGAACTGCGTGGTGTGCGTCAGAAGAATATCGCTGCTGTGGATAACACGGTACGCGACAAGACTTTGAAGGCTGCTGCTGTGGATACCGGTGGGTCAGGAGAGAGTTCACAGAAGGTATTTCGGAGGGCTGATCTTATCCGTCTGAAAATGCGTGATCCAGCAAAGTATGAGGCTATGTCTGATGAGATTATGGCTGCGTACCAATCGGGTCGAGTTAAATAAACTGTTTAGGAGTTAATCATGGGTTTAGGTACAAATCAAGTCACAACCACCATCGCTGGTAATTTCATCCCCGAACTGTGGAGTGATGAAGTCCTGGCGACGTACAAGCAGAAGCTGGTTCTCGGTAACCTCGTTACGAAGATCAGCTTCAAGGGCAAGAAAGGCGATACGCTGCACATTCCAGTGCCAGCGCGTGGTTCTGCCTCTGTCAAAGCGGCCAACACTCAGGTCAACCTGTTGGCGTCTACAAACACCGAAGTTCAGGTACTTATCAACAAGCACTACGAGTACAGCAAGCTGTACGAAGATATTGCTGAGATGCAGTCCTTGTCCTCGATGCGCAAGTTTTACACTGATGACGCTGGCTATGCCTTGTCTCGTCAAGTTGACCAAGACCTGCACTTGATCGGCGCTTTGTTCAATGGCGGTGCATTGTCTGGTACTGGTTCTACTTCTTATGAGAAGGCTGTTATCGGTGGTGACGGTTCGACCAACTTCTCAGGTGCTACCCCCGGTAACGGTACGGCCCTGACTGACGCTGGTCTGCGCCGCATGATCCAGACATTGGAAGATTCCGACATCAACTCCAGCGAGTTGTCGTTGATTATTCCTCCAGTGGAAGCCCGTACGCTGCGCGGTATCGCTCGTTTCACTGAGCAGGCTTTTGTCGGCTCTGGTGACACGATCAAGACCGGTATGTTGGGTAACCTGTATGGTGTTGAGGTGTATACCTCTAGCAACTGCCCTTGGATTCACGTTGACAGCGGTACAAGCACTCAGTTTGTGTCGTTCTCATCTGCCACTCCAACGACCGGCACCGACGCCTTGGGTGAGACTGTAACGATCTCCGGTTCGATTACCAAGTATCGCGCTGGTATGTTGCTGCACAAAGATGCGATGGCCTTGGCTGAACAGCAGTCTATCCGTTCGCAGTCTCAGTACAAGCTGGAGTACCTCGGTACGCTGGTTAGCTCTGACACCGTGTACGGCGTAAAAGAATTACGCGATTACGCAGCTTTGGCTTTCGTCATTCCTGCCTGATGACATAGGGGTGTGAATTGAACTCACACCCCGTCTAAATAAGGAACAAATTATGTCTCGTCATAGTGCGGATTTACCCATCGAATCGCTAGGTACTGCTCGGTCAACCAAAGCAATCATCAATGCGACAGCAACAGCAACAGCGGACCAAATCGCTACTGGTCTGATTGAATGTACGTCTGCCTCGGCAGTGTCCATTACCATGCCAACAGGTACTCTATTGGGTGCCCGACTTGGTGCTCAACAGGGCACAGTGTTCGACCTCATCATTGACAACACTCGCAGCACATCTTCTGGCGTTGTGACGCTGGTAGTGTCTACAAACGCTATCCTGTCTGAGTCTGCTGTTACCACAGCGGCATCATTTGGTGACCTGACAGTGCCCGTGGGTGTAACTGGTATTGGTCGTTACACGCTGATGTTCTCCAGTCCAACAGCTTACGCATTCACGCGTACTGCTTAATAAAAGCCCCTCTACGGAGGGGTTTCTTTTATGAACCAAGTCACATTCAGATGTCTGCGATCTGGCAATACAGTGTCATTCACAAACGAGAATGACATCAGAGGATTGCGGGAGAACGAAGGATATACAGAGGTAAAAGATGCTGAAACCACCCAAACCATCCAAGACCAATCGAAGCAAGCGTCCACCGAAGAAGTGTTAAAGCCCCGTATGGGCAGACCGCGTAAAATACCAGCTTTCTTGCAGGAGTAATCATGGCAACACAAGCCGAACGTGACCAAATTACGGCATTGGCCACTGCCCAAAATCCGGGCAATCCTGCACTAGCTCTATGGGAGTATGCGCGATCTCACGGCTTTAGCCCAGAGCAAATTGATGATTACATGGGGTTTACTCCAGGTGCAACCATGAATTGGGCTGTCGGTAGCGGACTCATGGCTGCTCCAGCGCCTGCTCCGACGCCTGCTCCGTCACCTGCACCTGCACCTGCACCTGCACCTGCACCTGCTCCAGCACCTGCACCGACGCCTACTCCTGCTCCAGCGCCTACAGCATCCGTACAACCACTTGGTGCCTCAGACCGTACAGCGGTCATTCAGGAGGCACAGCGTCTTGCTGCTCAGCAAGGCATCAGCCCAGAACAGGCTCTATGGAACTATGCTCAATCGCAAGGTTTGAGCCCTTCACAAGTTGATGCATACATGGGCTTTCCGGTGGGCGGCACGCAGCAATGGTTGTCATCTCAGGCAGGTCCTGTAGCAAACACCAATAGTTCTGATGCTGTTGTTTCTGATCTATATAGAAGCATCCTTGGTAGAGAACCTGATGCGGCAGGTGCCGCGTACTGGAGGGATGTCATCAAGACTCAGGGCGTGGATGCGGCAAAGCAGGGGTTTAATGAATCAGCACAACGAGAGCTTGTCGCAAGCGGGAAAGTCACACCACCACCCCCACCGACGTTTGATGATGTTCTGAACCCATTTAACAAGCAACACCAGC